TCGCAATCGTACCGGGTCAGGTCGACAGCGGTGGCAGCCCACAGCGCACGGCTTTTCCCACGGGCAGCTCGAGGAAGTGCCGCGCCGCCTGGTACAGCGGGGCCAGCAAACCGGCGAGGGTCAGGCCGGGCATCGACTCAGCCACGGTGGACTTCATCCCTTCGATGCCCTGCACCTCGACGACGATAGCCGACACGACACGCGCCGCGATGGCGTCCAGTGCATTCAACGCGGCTTGTGCACCCACGAGGTCGCCAGCTACGCGACACTCACGCACGCGAGCCCACTGCGCTTGCGTCTCGGCGTTCCAGAGACGCCTATCGGCATCGGCGACGACCTGCATCGTGACGACGATGCCGTCAAGCGCGGGGTCTGGTTCGTAGGGTCCGACCTCCTCCAGCGCGTTGCCCTCGGTCAATTCGGCCAGCATCCGCGCCTCACGCGCTAGCTTGCCGCTGTCGCGGTCTGTGAGGGCCAGAGAGACGCCAGCGACGTACTCGGTGACCTGCTTCCAGTCCGTCGAGTCATCGAGCGGCACACGCCGTTTACGGCGTCCCTCGATCTGCGCCTTGCGGGCCTCGCGGTAGGCGTCGTGCGCCTCACGCAAGACGTCTTGCAAGGGGACAGGTGTGCCTTTGGTGCCGGGATAGATGAGCAGAGCTGGCATGTGCGCCTCATGTGAGGGGTTTGCGCGGCGATATCACACGCGCTGCGGGACGTCGACAATCGTCAGGGTGCCCGACAGGACGGGCAGATTCTCGTCGACGTCGCTGACCCACACCTCATAGACCCATCGGCCGGGTTGCAGTGCGCCAGCGTAGTCCGCCGCTGCGAACGTGAACGTGGCTTCGCCCGTCGCCGGGGAGACGACCGTCCCAGACTTCGCCAGTTGGCCTTGGGCGCGAACAACCATCGTGACCGTGTATCCGGTCAGGTTGAACGCTCCGCCGCCGCTGGCGTTGATCTGGAGCGTTACGGTTTGGGTGTGGCCTTGCTTGATGCTGAGTGCCGTCATGGGGACACCTGTGCGGTGAGGGTGAGGCCGGCTGGGACGGAGCCGGTGAGAGATTGCGCGGCGGGGATGATGCCGCCGGCCGTCAGCGTAGCAGGCACGACGCCCATCGCCGACAAAGGGCCGGTGATGTTGCCTACAACAGGCAACACCGCAGGCACGGTGCCGATGAGCATCGCCGGCTTGTTCGTCGCCCAGATGCCGACGCCGTCGAGAGTGATTGCGCCAGTGCCGAGGTTGGGGATCGATGCAACACCATCGACGGCCGCATCGTCGAGGGTGACGATGCCGGAAGCAAAGACCACCGCCGCGACGTCGCCAGTGCAGGAGACAGCGTCGAGGGTGATAGCGCCCGACGCAACGTGCGTCTGTGTGCCAGCGCCCGCCACGGCGGCGTCGGCAAGGGTGATTGCGCCCGTGCCGAACACCACGGCTGCGACGGTGCCTGTGCTTGTGACGGCGTCGAGTGTGATTGCGCCCGTGCTGGCGACGACGGGAGAGCCGGCGCCCGCTACCGTGACGGTGTCAAGGCTGATAGCGCCTGTACCGAACACGACAGCGGCGACGGTGCCTGTGCTCGTGACAGTGTCGAGGGTGACAGCGCCGGACCCGACAACCACCGGAGAGCCGGCACCTGCAACGGTGACGGCATCGAGCGTGATAGCGCCGGTACCGTCGACGGAGGATGCGCCGACGTCGCCCGATCCCGCGACGGTGACGGTGTCGAGAGTGACCGCGCTTGTGCTGAAGACGACGTCAGAGACGACGCCAGTGCAGGCGACGTCGTCCAGGGTGATGGCCCCGGTGGCGACGTGGGTCTGTGAGCCACTACCAGAGAACGCCACCGTGTCGAGGGTGACGCCCCCGCTGGCGACGATGACGGGCGAACCGCTTGCGGCAACGGCCACCGTATCCAGCGTGACAGCGCCGGTCGCAACGTGTGTCTGCGAGCCGCTACCAGCCGAGACGACGGTGTCGAGGGTGACCGCACCTGTCGCAACGTGCGTCTGCTGGCCATCGCCCGAGACGGCGACGGTGTCGAGGGTGATTGCGCCGTCAGCGTCGACGCCACTACCAGACCCTACCGTCGCGCTACCGCTGACGACGGCGTCGTCGAGGACGATGTCGCTCGATTCCTCGAGGTTGATTGGCGGATTCGGATCGTGGTTGGTGGGCTTGGTCGCCCACTGCGTCTGCGCCCACGACTGGACGACAAGGCCGTTGCCGGAAATCTGATGCACGGCCTCGACCTCCTACGTCAGACTAGCCCGACGCCGTGGCGAACATCCCGGTAAACGTTGCCGCCGTCGTCGACGATGCGTTGACGTCGAGAAACGCAAGGCAGGCATCGTCATGAATGCGCGTCAAATTGAATGCCGTGTTGATGCCGTCGACGATAGTCAGCATGTTCGTCACGACGCACGGCATGAATGCAATCGGGTGGCCGATGACGAATGCCACGGTGCCCGTCACCGATGCGCTGCACTGCATCTGCGTCAACGTGCGGATTCCGTTATCGCCCGTTGCGAGCGGAGCGAACCACTGACCCACCGGATGGTCGAGACGGTTGATGATGTTGCTGGCGTTGCCCGTCAGCGACGGCAACGTCGCGGCGTTGCCGTTGTGGTCGGTATAAGTGCAAACGGTCCAGTTGTGCGCCGTCGCACCGAGCACGGCTTGCCCTTCGACCATGAGGAAGTTCCCGTCCGCGCTGTCGGGCTGGTCATCGGCCGTGTTCTGGTATCGCGTCGGTGCGCCCGTTACAGCTTCCGTCGCCGTCGACGCCATCGTTTTGTTGACCTCGAACAAGCGGTCATAGAGCAGCAGCGTGCGCGGTGCCGTCGACGACAAAACATCAGCGCGGACGAAATGCTGCGTGTCCGGCGACGACGGATTGACGAAAAAGAAAGCACCTTGCGTAGCGTCGGTAAGCGCAGTGCCACCGGGGGCGGCTGCCGCAGCGGTGCCGGCCGGAGGATAGGTGCCGACGCGCCACATGGTGTTCGTCCCGCCTGCGACCGACGCTGATCCTTGCTTCTGGAAGGTGAAGTCCTTCCGCTTGCCGAAGTTCGTGACCTCGTTGATGAGGTCACTCAGCGACGAGAAACCGTGCATGGCGTGACGGCCAGCGACCTTGCCGATAGCGCGGTCGACACGCTCGACGCATCGCTCGGCAAGTGACATGAAATCGCCGCCGTCGATCTTGCCCACGAAGTCGCCACCGCGACCGCACCACACACCACCAGCGCCGGGGACGCCGTTGATCAGGATGGGCTTGCGCCCGTACCAGCCGCGCATCGACCCCGAGATGTGTTCGACTTGTTCCTTGCCCAGCCAGCGTTCCAGCTTGCTCGCGTTGGTGCTGCGATTCGCGATCACGTTGGCCATTGTCGTCCTCTCAGGTGCAGAACTCGCCGGCATAGATGCCGACGTTAGCGGGTGGCGCTGTCGTCGTCGACGTGGGGCTTGACCCGAAGCCATCGAGCCAGAAGCCAACGACGTGCGAGCATCGCACGCAACGCCAAAAGACTTTGCTGGCGGCATCGGCCTCGCCAGCGGGAGCCGTCGCCGACTCCCACTGTGCGTGACCGAGGTTGAACGCCGGGTCGACGTTGTGCATCAGTTGTTTCCGTCGGTGATGGTCAAGCTGGTCACCTGCACCGGCTGGCCTGACACGATGGACAGCGTCGTCAGGTTGAGGTCGCTGCCTGACGTGCCGCAGTCACCGTCGCACACGAAGGTGCCCGTGCTGTCGACGAGGTAGAAGAACGCCGCCGTTCCGGTGGCGTTGGCGCTCGTGTCGCTGAACGGCGTCGTGAACGTCAGCACACCCGACGACGACGAGCCGCAGGGATCGGCGCAAGTCAGCTCGGCGAGCAAGGTGCCGGCAGGCGTGCCGCCCTTGGCCGGCTTGGTGCCGCTGTAGATGCGCAGCAGGCCAGCGCCAGCGCCAGCGTCGATGGCGGTACGGATGGCGTCGACGCGAGAGTTACGGACGGTGTTTGCGATACGGACGGCCATAGGTCACCCCACAGAGAGGATAGCAGGAAGAGCGCCGGTGCCAGTGGCGACGACGCGAGCAACGGTAAGCCCGTCGACGTGCTGCGTGGTGACCACGCAATCAGCCTCCGGGAGATAGGCGTACATGACGGCCCCGATCTCGGTACCGACCTGGAGCGACACCTTGCGGGTCACCGACACGTCGCCAGCGGCGTCGCTGTCGCCGATAAGATCGTTCAGCGTCGGGCTTCCCGCGCCGTCCTGCAACTCGCCAGCGAGGTTGGCGTCGCCGAGGTAGACGCTGAACTCCATCGTGAACGTCTTGCCGTCGCCGGTGCTGCTCACGCCGCCAACACGACCGTTCGTGCGCGTCGACGCAACACGGGGCGTCGTCGCCGCGCTGTAGTTGATCGTCAAGTCGCGGGCGATGACGTCGTTGCCGGCGAACCACATGCGGCAAGCGTCGACGACAATCGGGTTACCCGACGTCGGCTCAGCGTGCGCCGGGTTGGCCTCCGCAACGTCGCTAAACGACGTCGG